GGTTTCTTGCTTTTAACAAAGTGACTGGAGAGATTTGTTACATGCCAGTCACTGACATGGAAATGCCAGATGCCAAAGAAAGGATCGCCGAAGCCAAAGAAGTCATCAGTAAAGAAGAGCCCCCGGAAAGATGCTTCACCCCGGTCACGGCCAAGAAGGATGGACGACAATATCTTAGATCAGGATGTGTCTACTGTGACTTCAAGCACACGTGCTGGGCGGACTCGAACAACGGCGAGGGGCTCGTCGAAGAAAAAGGCTGGAACGACAAGCCGAAGTATTACACTGACGCCGTGGGAAGGTCCTTCTGAAGAAGACCTAGACCCTAAGTGGTTCTTCGGTTTTCTTTATATTGTCTACAATAAAAAAACAAAACAGAAATATGTTGGACGAAAGCAATTCAAAAGATATTCCAAGAAGAAGGCCGTAGGTTATACGGACTGGAAGACTTATAAAGGTTCGTCAAAATATCTCCACCAAGCTATTAAAGACTACGGTCTTACTAACTTCAGGTTTGTGATCGTCCATCAGTATGAGACAAGAGGAGGATTAACATACGCAGAGGCAAACGCTCAACATAAACTCGATGTCCTGACAAATAAACTAGACAGTCAGGAAGAACGGGAGTACTACAACAGACAGATCGGTGGTATTAAATTCATACCTAAAGAAGTATGCCACGATCTAAATGAAAAGCTAGAAAAAATTATAGAAGACTTCTAAACATAAGAAAGATGGAGACAAGGAATGACAAATAAGATTACGAATATTGAACAGCACCTTGATGATGTTGGTCATATCTCTACCAGAGAAGCCCTCCTAGATTATGGGATCGTGTCTCTCCGAGATGCGATCTATAAGCTCCGCCGTAAGGGCGTTGACATCATGACTGAGCAGAGAGTTAATCCAGTTAATAATAAAATTTACACACGCTACTGGAAGACTTAGTATATTGGTGACCGAATCAGAATACCAAGGATCTACATCCTCGGATGTCGATCTAGATTATGTGACGTATGAGATGCTCCGCACTTCAGATAATGATTGGAGTGCAGAACGGTTAATGTGGCTTGCTGTTATTGCCCAAGCTATTCTCGACGCCACCAAGGAACCTCGGTCTTCTGATTCGGAAGCTATCTGTGAATATCGTCGTGCTGCTACACGATGGTTGACAGTGGTGTCTGCCTGCGTTACAGCAGAGGATCGAGAGTGTGTCTGTGAGTACGCAGGTATCTCGGAAAGTCAGGTGATAAGGTTGTCCACGAATGTTCTGTTCCACGGTCAACCGTTTGAAAGATTCCGAATCAATGCGCTACTGGACACAGCGATAAACACAACAACACCATAAGGAGATTAAAACTATGGAATTACTTGCAGCCCTTATAGCATTTGCTTTCATGATATCGTAATAACAAAATAAGGAGATTAAAATTATGGAATTATACTATGTAGCTATCACAGTATTTGCTTTTGTAGCGGGTCCGGGTATCAGTACTACCCCCCTCTATTTTGGGGATAGTAAAGAACTCTGTGAACAAACCGCAGCAGAGTACAATGAAGTTTATAAGGATCTCGACTATAGGAAAGTCGTATGTCTGAGAATGGGCACTGCCTATGATCCTTCTATTGATAGTGACAAAGCTATCTTTTTGGAGAGTGTATCTAACTCAGATACTAATGACTCCGTAACTTGGTTCCAATAAATGTCTGATAAAATTGATATGGTTAACAACCCCCCGCACTACAAAACTGGTAAGCTCGAAGTTATTGATATTCTTGAAGACCAACTGACCCAAGAAGAATTCTGTGGATATCTCCGGGGAAACATCCTAAAGTATTTGTTCCGTTATAAAAACAAAGGCGGCGTAACAGATCTTCAGAAAGCTCAGTGGTACCTAACTAAATTGATTGGACATACACAATGATTGAATTGAATTTTAATGCGTATCAGGCAGCGGCCAAGAAGACTACCGTTTACCCAAATGATGCCAAGGTATTTTACCCTGCCATGGGTTTGGCCGGAGAGGCCGGAGAAGTATGCAACAAGATCAAGAAGATCACACGGGGTGATGTTAAGCTGAATGAGATTAAAGATGATCTTGCCGGGGAGATTGGTGACGTGCTGTGGTATGTCTCTGCTCTATGCTCTGATATGGATCTTAGTCTCGGGGATGTGGCAAGGCTCAATTTGGATAAACTCAATGGACGCCTTGAAAAGAACTTACTCGGTGGGACCAAGATGCGCTCTAAACTAAATGACCAGACTATGCAAATTGAAAGCCTAGAAGCCGAGGTAAAAAGGTTAAAGGACAAACTTGCATTCTCGTTGTGCTTGCCATGATATGTGATAGGATAAGGGTTCAGCCATGCTAGAAATCGACAGAAAAATCCCAGACTATCTTGGTAGTTACAGTAACAGTCTTAGGCTGGCACAGGCTATTAGAAAATACTGGAGAGACAGAGGTAAGGACCCGGAAGTTTTTGTGGAGACCTTTACGCTTGGCTCTGATGACAACAAGTATTACCACGTCAGATCTAATATCAACCTAGTAACAGTTAAGGACCAATAACATGACTAACCACCTGCCTACACCCTATCAACAATATATTCACCTATCTCGTTATTCACGATGGGATAAGAACGAGGAACGTCGAGAGACTTTTCCAGAGACAGTGTCCAGATACTTTGACTTTTTTGAGGAACATACTGGACCAGACATCGTTAACTCAGAACTCCGAGAGTATATGGAAAACAAAGTTCTGAGTCTGGAGGTCATGCCATCGATGCGATGCCTGATGACCGCTGGCCCTGCATTGAAGAGAGAGAATGTGGCAGGATATAACTGCTCGTATCTCCCGGTCGATCATCCACGGGCTTTTGATGAGTGTCTCTATATCCTGATGAACGGGACAGGGGTCGGGTTCTCGGTCGAACGAGATTACATTAATAAGCTACCCGCTGTCTCCGAGACCTTGGAATATTCAGACTCGGTTATTAATGTAGGAGATTCAAAAGAAGGATGGGCCAGAGGTCTTCGTGAACTGATCGGGTCCCTGTATCAGGGGTCTATCCCACAGTGGAACATGGATAAGGTCAGACCTGCTGGTGCCTTGCTCAAAGTATTTGGTGGTCGAGCCTCGGGACCAGAGCCTCTTGAAGACCTGTTCAGATTTACTGTTGACACGTTCAAAGACGCAGCGGGGCGTAAACTTAACAGCCTTCAGTGTCATGACATCATGTGCAAGATCGGAGATGTGGTTGTTGTCGGCGGTGTTCGTAGGTCAGCCCTTATCTCCCTGTCTAATCTATCTGACCTGCGTATGAGAAATGCAAAAGCAGGTGAGTGGTACAAGGCAAATCCACAAAGGGCCTTGGCTAATAATTCGGTATGCTATACCGAGAAGCCAGATAATATTGGTGTCTTCATGGAAGAGTGGCTGGCTCTCTACATGTCTAAGAATGGGGAGCGGGGTATCTTCAATAGACAAGCAGCAAAAGATCATGTCAGGAAAATCGGTCGCCGTGATCCTGATCACGAGTTCGGGACAAACCCATGCTCCGAGATTATTCTCAGGCCAAATCAATTCTGTAATTTGACAGAGGTTGTCTGCCGTCCCTCTGATACGAAAGAAACCTTGATGGATAAGATCAAGGCCGCAACAATCCTTGGCACTATGCAGTCCACGCTTACTAATTTCAAATACCTCAGAAAAATCTGGACTAAAAATACAGAGGAAGAAAGGCTTCTTGGTGTTTCCCTGACTGGGATTTTAGATTGCCCGCTCTTGACCGAAGAGAACCCTAATCTGGAAGAACTTCTGAATGACCTACGTGACTACGCAGTTGAAGTCAATCGTGAATACGCTGATCTACTGGGCATTAATCCTAGTGCAGCGATCACTTGTGTTAAACCTAGTGGTACTGTCTCTCAGCTTGTTAATAGTGCTAGTGGTATTCATGCCCGTCATAGTCCTTACTATATACGCACTGTCCGCTCTGACATTAAAGACCCGCTTACAACATTTATGATCAATGCTGGCTTTCCAAACGAGGTAGATCTAAGTAATTCACAAAATGTTATCTTCTCTTTCCCGGTGGTTGCGCCAGAAAATGCAATTTGTCGAACGGATAAGACTGCGCTGCAACAGCTCAGATTCTGGAAGATTTATGCCACGACTTGGTGTGAGCATAAGCCTTCAATCACGGTCTCAATTAAAGAGCATGAATGGCTTGAGGTAGGAGCGTGGCTTCACAAGAACTTTCATTATCTATCAGGCATTGCATTCCTAAATAATGATGACCATGTCTATCAACAAGCACCGTACACCGATATCAACGAGCAGCAGTATAAGGAAATGCTTATGACCATGCCCAAGGATATTGATTGGACAGGACTATCCACGTATGAGAAAGAGGATAACACTGTCGCATCACAAGAGCTTGCCTGTGCCGGTGGCGTCTGTGAGATCCTCTGATGCTAAAAAAGAAATTCTCACGGAGCCTGTATAACATGGCAGACAAAACCGCAAAAGATATCATCAGTATTTACCTGAAAAGCGAGGGTCACTCGATTGTCAATAGTAAAGAAAATTACTACGCAGATATCGAGACAACCAAGGACGGCGAATGTTTCTTTCACGAGGCCGAGATGAAGTACTCATGGAAGGGTAAGTGGCCAGAACATTGGTCAGAGATTCGTATTCCATCAAGGAAGAAGAGACTACTTGATAAGTACAGCGAAGATCATCTGACGTTCTATGTTATTTCTTCAGACGGTGAAAACTTCTGGAGAATTCCTGCGGACGTGGTGAGGTCTTCAGAAGTTAAGGAAGCTAGTAATAGATACCTTGACAAAGGGGAAACCTTTTACCATATACAAACCAATCAAGCACAACTATATTAGGAATATATATATATATGACTACCAACGACGAGGATAAAACAAAAAGAGTTGAAGAACTTTCCGAAGAGATTCGGAAGCGTCAGGAAGAACTACATGACCTCACAATGTCTGAAAGCGACCGGGCCTACAACAGCTACGAAGTAGCGGCAGAGAATGCCAGAGAACTTTGGAGGTCTTATCTTAATACTCTGTGTAACGAAAAAGGCGCTGTCTTAGAATTTCGAAGCGGCCGCCTGAGACGTAGCTCTAAATCTAGAAATCCTCCATCCTTTTTAAACTGGTAAAGTACTACAATGACAAAAATATTTGTCGGTTATGACAACCGAGAAGACGTGGTGTACCGTGTATGCCACGCTTCTATCCTTAGAAACTCCCCGGGTCTGAGTGAGAAAGACATCATCCCGCTACGACACCAAGAACTTCGAGATGCTAAGAAGTTTTGGCGCACATGGAGGGTTGATGAGAAAGGAGACTACTGGGATGAAATCGACGGACGACCTTTCTCTACAGAGTTTGCTTTTACACGGTTCCTTGTACCCGAGCTTGCCAGACGAAATGGAATATCTGAAGGACCTGTTGTTTTTGTCGATTGTGATTTTCTGTTTCTGGGTGATATTCAAGAAATGATCTCGGATCACTTCGACGATACCAAAGCGGTCTCGGTCGTCAAGCATGACTACAAGCCGAAGTCCTTAGTGAAGATGGACGGCAGGATTCAGTCGGCTTACAATATGAAACTTTGGAGCAGTCTGATGATCTTCAACATAGGCCACCCCGAAAATAATAAACTAGATGTCGTGACCGTGAACACATCCATGGGCTCACATCTACATCAGTTTGGTTGGCTGTCTTCCCCAGACCTGATCGGAGACATCCCGGTCGAATGGAATTTTATTGGGGATGAAAATGAGGGCGTCACACCAAAGGCCATCCACTATACCGAGGGTGGTCCATGGTTCCCACAATACAGGACTTGTCCATTTTCTCAGGCATGGGTAAACGAGTTTGATAATCTGGGTCCACAAAGATTACTCTATTAACAAAAAGGAAATCTCTACCAACATGCCCGTCTCAAACAGACTAGATCTACACACCCCTATTACCGTAATCACATCTTTCAGGATCAGTGACTATGAAGTATATGCCCGACGTTTTATCGAAAGTTGGGTAAAGTTCTGGCCCAAGAATATCAGACTGACTGTGTATTATGATGGTGGCAAGCTACCAAAGGATGTCATTAAAGCAAAGAATATTAACTATGTGTCTCTGGATAAGAACACAGATCTGAGTTCTTTCAAGAAAAAGAACGCTCAGTTTGCTGGTGGTGACCCCTATAACTATCGGATGGACGTTGTTAAATTTAGTCACAAGGTGTTTGCCTTATGCGATCATGTGAAGTACATGTCTTCAAAGAAGGACATGGGCTGGCTGTGTTGGATCGATGCGGATGTGATCACCACAAAGAAAGTCGACACGAACTTTTTGAATCTTGTTTTCCCAGACACGTCAGATGTGGTTCATCTTGGACGTGAAGGGATTATTGATTATTCTGAAACAGGCTTCTTGGGTTTTAATCTTAATTATAATAAGTCTCATGAGTTTCTCCGTGACTGGAGGGGACTGTACACATAGTTAATATTCT